ATCGACGCCATGAAAGACGCCCTACCCGCGCTCCTCGCGGTGGTGGAGGCGCAGGCGGCGGAGATTGAGGCGTGGCGGGAAGGTCACGACGCGGACAACGAGGACGGAGGTCCGGCGCTTGTGTACGACCTGACCATCGACCCCGACTACGCGATCGACTTCGGCAAGCGGCTTACTGCCGCGTGCGAGAAAACCGACGCGGCCCTCCGCGCGATGGAAGGGGGTGCGGGGTGAGTGATTACACGGACTCGGAACTAATCGCCAATCTGTTGCACGTCGGGCGCGGTGGCGGGAACAAGACGGTCGGCCCATCCCTGCGAGCACTCGTGAAGTGCGCCGCTGTTCGCGTGACGGAGAAGAACGATGCACTCGAAATGATGAGGCGCGACCACGCGGCGGAACTCGCGCGGGTGGAGGGGGAGAGGGACAGCATCCGCAACGCGGTAGCAGAAGCGTGCATGTGGAGCGGGTGCAACAGCGCGAAGGAACTTCGTGAAGCGTTGGAACGCAACTACAAACGGGCGACAAACGCCGAGAAGGAAAACGCCCTCCTCCGCGCGGAGTGCGAGGCGTGGAGGAAGTGGTTCGACGCCGAGAGCAGCATCGAACTTGATGAGCCATTGTTGTATCAGGCCGCGGTGAACGCCCGCGCCGCCACCGACGCGGCGGGGATCTTGAAGGGAGGGGATTCGTGAACGAACGAACGGCATATCAGAGCGGGTACGAAGACGCGCACGATCGCGGCTGGCTTGCTAGTGGCCTTCCAAAGAACGGAGACATTGGCGAATACAGACGAGGCTACCACGACGGCGAAGAGGAGATAAAGAAGCGCCTCCCATCCAACCGCATCGCCGCCCTCGAAGCGCAGGTGAAGGCGCTGACGGAGGAGCGGGATGGGTTGCAAGATGCGGTGGATTTCCTGAACACCATGAACGATGAACAAAACGAGTGGTTTACTCGGATTGTCAACGATCATGGGGGATGGCACGAAGACCTGCCAACAGGAGAGGCCCACATAGAGGAGATTATCGGGAATCTCAAGAAGGAGCGCGACGCGCAGGCGGAGGCGGTGAGGGTCATGGGGAAGGAATGCAAGACGTTCCGAAACAAGTATGGGGATTATCCATGCACCGACGATGGCGACGGCTGCGACGTGTGTACGGCGTTGGCCGATACTGACGCCAACCCCATCGCCCGCGCCGCGGTGGAAGGGGGGAGCAAGTGAGCATTACCGAAGACTACGACGACGAAGAGGTGCTAGCCGATCACCCCGACCACATGGTGAAGTGTCCGCACTGCGGCGCTCAGTGGCAGGACGTACACGAGTATTTCGACGCCTGCGGTGTCGATGAAGTCGCGACCGATTGCATTGAGTGTGGGAAGCCCATGAAGATCCGAGCGGAGTACGAGGTGACGTACTACACGCGAAAGGGGAAGTCGGGAGGCTCAACATGAAACGATCTAACCGACCGTTCGCGCTGCTCTGCGCGGGGTTCTTGTTGCTTGCGGTGGTTGGATACGCGCACTCGTGCGCGCAGAGGGTGGAGGTGAGGAAGTGAGCCACTACAAGATCGAAGGCCCGGCGATCATCCAAGTGAGCGGGGGACGCACCAGCGGGTTTATGCTCCGCCAGATCCTCGACGCGCACGGCGGTACGTTGCCCGACAACGTGAAAGCGTGCTTTCAGAACACGGGGAAGGAGCACGAGGCGACGCTGGTTTTCCTCCGCGAGATGCAGCGGCGTTGGGGCGTGCCGATCACATGGCTGGAGTTCACATGGTCGAAGGAGGCGGGGAAGGGCTTCCGCGTGGTGGACTACTGCACGGCGAGCCGAGAAGGGGAGCCGTTTGAAGCGTTGATTGCGAGTCGCGGGTATCTGCCGAATCCAGTGGTTCGGTTTTGCACCGTCGAACTCAAGATCCGGACGGCGGCGCGGTACGTTCGTTCGCTTGGCTGGGACGCACACGACAGATGTATGGGAATCAGGGCCGACGAACCTCGGAGAGTTGCGCGAATGAAGGGCGATGCAAAGAACGAGAACGTCGTGATGCCGATGGCCCGTGCAGGAAACACACTTGCCGACGTATTAGCTTTCTGGAAGGGTCAACCGTTCGACCTCGAACTCCCCGGAGGCGACAACACGTTCGGCAACTGCGACCAGTGCTTCCTCAAGGGGCGCGCGAAGATCGAGAAGATTATGCGGACGAACCCGAGTTCCGGCGAGTGGTGGGCGAGGATGGAAGAGAAAGCGGGGGCGACGTTCCGCAACGACCGCCCGACCTACCGCCAGATGCTCACGCAGATCACTGTTCAGGGCCAGATGTTCGATGACGCCGTGGAAGACGACACGATGCCGTGCCAATGCACGGACTGAGGAGGTGACCAAATGACCGCACAAGCAACCCGCGACGCGCTCGCGGAGATGGATGGGTGGGTAAAGCACCTCAACCACTGGCACCCTGACAACGTGGAGGGCATGGAGGCGTTACGGCACGAGTGCCACGCACACCCCCACCCGCCCACGCTCGACGGCGCGGACGCGGCGGTTACGGCGGCGGGGTATGTGTGGGGGAGGGGACGGCAAGCAAAGTTCAGCGGCGACGGTTACGACTGGTATTTCTGGGCGGAACAGAAAGACGGAGTTAGCTCGGTTTCCGTCCACTGCACCGGCGAGACGCTCGAACACAAGATCGCGGACCTCTACGCGCTGGCGCTGGCGTGTAGGAAGGCGATGGAGAACAAGGCATGAACGACAAGAAGATCACGACGGCTATCACGCTCGGAGACATTGGACGCACAGTGCTACGCATCGCTTGCTACGTGGCGGCGTGGATTGCCACGCTGTGGGTGGTGCGGAAGGAAATAACCATCGAGAACGCCACGGGGATGCTTGTCATTGCGACGTGCTGGGTCGCATGGGTGAACAACACCCGCATGAATCGGGTGTTCAAGGCGATGGAGGAGAAGCGATGAACGGCATCGAGATTGGTTTGAGCCTGATCGTCGTCGGCCTTGTGGTGTGGGTGTGGTCACTGAACCGCCTCGTCGATGCGATGGCAAACGCGATGGTTGACGACTGGAAGAAGGAGAACCCCAATGGCTAAGAAGCCCAAGCCCGCGAGGAAGACGAACCTAGTTGAATCACTCGACCGCATCCGTGCCGCTGGCGGTCATGCGTGGGACAACGTAAAGGACCCCGTGCGGTTCATCCGCGACATGCGAGGAGGAGTTGTGAAGGTTCCGAAGCGTAAGCCCAAGCCCGCGACGGCGGGGGAGAAGATCGTGATTTCTGGATTGCACGCTAGACAGTTTCGTTGGGTCAATCTCAACGAACTCCACGAGCGATCTATGCAGTTTGCGATCGAAATATCAACAGCAAAGGCAATCGACCTCGCCATCGCCCGCGCGGTGAAGAATGAGCGGGAGAGGTGCATCAAGTGCCTGCAAGTCGATGGGCTATTCATCCCGCTGACACTTCTGGACGGGAGCAAGCCATGAACCTCCACGACCTGTACGCCCGCGTCTGCGCGAAGAGGCCGGAGCTGGCATTTGTGTACCTTCGTCACGACGGCGCGTGTTGGACGACAGGCAAGACAATCTATTGCGACTCGACCGTCGCCGCCCTGATCCTCCCGCGGTGGTTGGAGGCGCTGCCGGTACACGCTGGACTCATGCGGGGCCTAGATAACCCAAAGGGCAACCCGCGTTGGTACGTGGATGGGCCGCAACACTTACACCCATGCGCTGACACACCCATCGAAGCCCTCGCCGCGTTCTATCTGGTGGAGCAATGACAGATAGACAACCACTGCAACACACTGACGGAAGTTGGATTCGACTCAACCAACGAGACACATTGGCGGAAGACGCCGCAATGGAAAAACTGTCTACGGCGTGGAAATGCGACATTCACAGATTCGCTATGTTGTCTCCGATAGATTTCTACGCCGTACGTCATGGGAGGATTGTTGCTGTTGTCGAACTGAAGAAACGAGATCACGATTCTGGGAAATATCCAACAGTGTTTCTGAACCTCCGTAAGTGGTTGCGCCTTCACGAAACATCCGCAGCGATGGACGTTCGAGCGGTGTTTGTGGTTCAGTTCTCAGATGGGATCAAATACATCGACATCAAAGACATCGACACTCGCAACCACAAGATCGGAGGAGACGCTAAGGGTGTGTCTGTGTCGTCGCGCGAGCCGGTAATCCTCGTCAACATCGCGGATATGAAAAACATTGAATCGAAGGAAACGTAATGAACACCGAACACGCTACAGCCCTCGCGGTTATGCTGTTCCTCGCACTGTTGACGTGGCATCTATGGAAGGACCGCGATGATACTTGACGCGACGCTAATCCTGATCGGCCTGCTCGGCATGCTGATCGGCGGATCGTTTGCCATTGAAGGGGCGTTTGATCTGTGGGAGGCGAGGCATGGACGCCGATAGATTTATTCCTCGCGGCAAGGAAGATCCACAATACAAGTCATATCTACAGAGAATAAGAGATACAACTAAAGCACGAAACAAACGGCTTGAAACCATATCTAGCTGCGAGTCTTGCGGGTGGAAACCACCATCGTCTATCAGGACAGGCAAAGGCATTGTTCCATGCCTAGAGATTCACCACATAAAAGCCGTGTGTGATGGTGGAGGCCATGAAGAAGAAAACACAGTAATACTTTGCCCAAACTGTCACTCGATAGCCGATATGCTCGGGAGGAAAACAAAGAACAATATCGCAACGGTGATGCGGGTTACACATTGCAGGTTGTCGTTGCTGAAGGCAATACAAGATATATGCGAAGACGACTCTGCGTATGTGTCAGCGAAAGCGATACAAGAGGCAAGGAAGCTTCACGCGTCCAGAATACAAAGGACTGTAAACAAGTGAATCTCCAACTCCCTTACCCGCCGACGGCGAACACCTACTATCGCAAGTGGCAGAACCGGATGGTGATCTCCGCACGCGGGCGCGAGTACGCGCGCGAGGTCGCCGCGATCGTCGGGAAGGTGAAGCCGCTTCGGTGCCGCATCGCCGTCATCGTCGTCGTCGCCGTTCCCGACCGACGCAAGCGGGACATTGACAACCTGACCAAGCCTCTGTTTGATTCACTGACGAAAGCTGGGGTCTGGGTGGACGATTCGCAGGTGGACTTCTATAGCATGGAGAGGGTGGGCATAACGCCCGGCGGCGCGTGCTCGGTCGTCATCACGGAGTACATCTCCAAAGGCGGTAACGCATGATCCGCTTCCGCGGCCATCCGATCGAAGATGACGCGGAACTAGGACCGTGGGGCGTCGGCCTCACGATGACACAGTGCGGCGCGATCGTCGCCATACGCTGCGGGGTCGGACGTGCGAAGGCGCTACGCAACGCTCTGGTGAAGCACGCCAACGGCGACAAGATCTACTGTGGGCGGTGGGAGAAATGCACGTATCGCGTCGTCGTTTCGGATGTTTCGTTTGGCCCGCCGAAGCGGTGGTGCGTTGAGACTGACAAACGCAAGGGCAAGGCGCGCGAGGCACAGGCACGGGCACGGCGGATACTGGCGCTGATGTTCCGGGATCAGTAGGCCCACTCCAGCCACAGCGTGCCGGCGAACCACTCGCCGCTCTCGTCGTCACCCGCGTCACGCCGTCGCCGGATCTTTCGCATTTGGCCCCCCCGCCAAAGCGTATCCCGGCATCGTCGTCAGACGCCCGTGGCGGGTCTGGCGCTGGACCATGACCGGGACCACCCGCCCAGAGTCGGCCAGGCGTATCAGCGTCACGTAGGCCCGCGACGGGCTACAGCCGACCTTCTCCGCCAGCTCGCGGGAGGTGAACCCATCCGCCGACGTTGCCGACATCGACCGGATAAGCTCGATCATCTCTTGTTCGTTCATTGGTGAACCTCTGTTCTGACGGGCCTTGTAACGAACGGAATAGAAACACCGCGCCCGGTTATTCCGAAATCCACGATGACCCCGCCGATAGACGGGATCGCGTTCGGGACCACCTTCCAGCCGTACTCGGTGAGGGCCTGCCACGCGGGCGTCACGATGATCTGAGCGTCTTCGGTCTGGTAATGCCCGTAGCAGTGCCGGTGCGATCTGACGAGCACGTCGGGCATGGGCCACCCCGCCGCGGCACACTCGGCCCGCTCCTCTTCCAGATTCGCCGAGAGCTGCGTACCCCGCAGGCTACGCCGGACCGACGTTCCGATGTGGTGTTTCGCGCTGACGACGCTATCCCCCACCCGGAAGAGCCAGTGTTGCCGCGCCCAGACGCCGCCCACATCCACAGCGCCAATAGACCGGCCTATAGCGTTCTCTGACGAATGACCGACGTGTGCCCCCGTCCCACGCACGACGTACGTCCGAGAGGCGCTACGGGCCAGCGGGAGCAAGCAATCGACGGCCATGCCGACGTGTACGCCGGGGTCTGCGTGGACCACCTCTTTCGTCGCGTGGTGGACGCCTTCGATCGCGTCGCCATTGACGAGCAAGACGAATGGTCGCCCCGCGGTGTAGTCGTCCACCCAACTGTTGAACCGTACCCAGTGCTCCCAGATCCACCGCTGGATAGCGTTCTGCCCCCACGTACCGTCGTCATTCATCACGTAATCAGGGGGGCACAGAGCGACGGTGCTGCCGCAGTGCAGGTCGGAGACAATCACCAGTAGAGTCTCCGGCGTCTGCATTAGTCCAGCCTCCTCGGCACGTCGGACCACTTCGCGCGTGGACACGACTCGCTCGCCACCTTCGTTTTGCCCGCGGCCTGAGCCACGCCGCCAATCGTGATGAACACGAGGCACCCGCAGGTAGGCCCTTCCTCGGTCCTGTTGCCACGCCCGCAGTACGCGGAGACAAGCCCCTCCCGCGACGTGGGCACACGCTCGCAGGCGCTGCACGCGATGCACGTACGCACGCGGGCGGTCTGCACCGCGTCGGGTGCTTCATCGCCTGACGCGACAGATCGCGCGTACTTCCACGCGCCTTTGACGGCTACCCAGACGTAACGGGCCTCAAGCTGGTTCGCGCGTGCCAGATCGACGACACGCTCTAGCCCGCCTCGCATGAGTTGATACAAGCTCATAAGTGTCTCAGAGTCCGGGGCCGCTACGACAGCCAACGCAACCGCCCGAAGGCGGGCCGATCAGTCCACCGCTGCCGCCGGGGTTCGCGTCGGCGCAGGTACTTACTTCGCATCCCTGACGGGAAAGGATTGTAACCGTCCACTCCCGAACCGTCACATCTAACATTCGCGCGATGAACTCAGGGTTCGTTCGCGGACAGAACCTCTGCTCGTCGTCGATGGTCAAAGTCTGCCGCCCGCCGTCGCAGTTCCAAGACCCAGAAATCGTATTACGTGTGATACGGATTGTGGGATTATCCGGACTGGGGCACGGGTCTAGATCGCTCCCGGCCCGCTCGCATTGGATGAACTCAGTTGTCCCATCGCACGCCTCGCCGTGGTCGCCCACATCGAGATAGGCCACCGTTGGCATCTCGCCGCGTGCGAAGTGCGGGAGGTCGTCCTGCCAGCGTTCGTCGATGTCCTCATACCGCCCATTGATCGGGATTCCACCCGCGGCGTACCCATCAACCATCCACCGCCGACCCGTCCGGCGATAGAACCTATTCGCCGTGGGCTGGACGCCCGAGCACGACTGACCGAACGCATCAGTCCCCGTGTGCGTGGTGTGAGTCGTTAGGGCTGACTCAAACTCCAATATTGGATCTGCGTAGTACCCGACACACCCGCCAGGCACCTCGACGTAGCACGTCCCGCCGTACTGCTGATCGCAGTGGTAGCCCCACACCCGCACCGTGCGGCGTTCGGTGTAGTCGATCCGGTAGGCGCTGCCCAACAAACAGCACCGACGCACGTCGTCCGTCCGGCATCCCGGCAGTAGCGCCGTAAGGCAACACTCGATAGGACACCGACGGCACACTGGATCAGCACATCCAGATACGCACCCGTCCCCATTGTTGAACGCCGACAGCACAGGCACGCCAGCCGCCGCGAGACTCGCCAGCGTCGCCCGTTCGCCCGTGTTCGTATAGCAGTACTGCCCAACGTGGATCACCCGGCACCCAGCACCGAGCGACTCCAGCACCCATATCACCGGGTCGCCGTCGCAGCACTCGGTGAATCGGATAGCGTTCTGCGGTGTGCAGCACGTCGCCGCACACGCCGAGTCCAGCAACCGACCGTCCCGCGTTGCGAGTCGTCCGGATATGGAAAGCAGTTCTGACATTCATCAGACCAACGGAAGGTTCGGATCTTTCCGATAGCTGTTGGTAAGCGTGAGCGTCGCGCCGTTCGGGCGGCCCGCGAACACCGCGCCGACCTGACGGGTGTACGTGGTGATCGTGGTATCCACCCGCAGCCGCGTCGGGTCGAACGTGCCGGCGAAGTGGTTGTAGGCCGTGATCGCGGTGTTGCCGTGCCCAAGCAGAATCACCGTACCGCCGTACTGGTTGATCGTGCTCGCCGCCGCGGCGTTGTAGACGTTGACAATCCACGTACCACCGTACACGTTCATCGTGGTATACGGACGCTGGGTGGTGTGCGATCCGCCCCAGATGTTCGCCAGCGTGCCCGCGCTCGTCTTGGTTCCAAGCACCGACGTACCGCCCATCGCAGCGAAGTTGGTGACGACCGACGCCGCCTCGGCCTGAAACTTGCCCTTCTGCACGCGGGCGTATGTCGCCGTACCGGAGATAAGCACGGTGCTACCGTTTCCGCACTGCATCAGGTTCGCGATGCCGGTATCAGACCCCTGCACGTAAACGGTGCCGGTGCCGTGGTGCTCGATTCGGCTTTCTGTGTTGTCGCTGCGCCATTCGGCGATCGTGCCGTCGGACGCCTCAACGATCAGCGGACTTGCCGAAGACCCAACGTTGCCACTGAACGGCTCCGTAAGAATCAGGTAGCCGATACCCGTGGTCGCCGCCGCCGATTGGTCAAGACCCGCCGTGATCGACGCGCCGCCGCCGGGAACAATCAACGTAGCGGCGTCGGCGAAGCCAGAGCCACCGGTGCCCGTGATTGTGGCCCAGTTTGCCGCAGCAAAGGACGTTGCCCCGTCGTTGAGATATTCAATCGCCATCGTTCAACTCCTGCGGGCGCGCCCGCGTTAGCTTCCAACTACTCCCGCGGTACCGCTCGAAGCCGCCGCGGCCTCGTCGCTCACGCCGTAGCCCTTGCCCCAAATCGTCGCCGTGTTCTTGATCCTGAAATCCCCGCCGCTTGCGTCAACGTACTCCGTCGCGTCATCCGAGTCCGTGGTGTAGTTGTCGAAGGTCGTCGGGTAGTTCCCGAAACCGCTGAGGTTCCCGCTGGTGTTGTCCCTCAGCCGGTTGCCTGTCGCAAACACACGCATCGCGCTCTGCGCATCGACGCCGTACAGGTTGCCTGTGATGCAGCAATGCGTGATGGAATAGTGCGCGGTGGCAGAGGCTGTCGCCGCGAGCTTCACGCCGTGCCCGGTATTGTTCGCGATGGTGCAGCGGTCAAGGATAAAGAACGATGACGCCGAAGCGCTGTTCTCGCCGATGCCGTTGCCCGCGAACCCGTTGATGGTGCAGAGCGTGATCGCGCACGGACCTCCCGAGTTGAACTTGATCCCCTGTCTGTTTCCAGATCCGCCGCTCGATGTCGCGTAAATCCTGCAGTTTGTGATGCTGTTGCCGCTCAGCAGCACGGCGGAATCAAATGACGCCGCCGTCATCTTGAGAATCGAGTTGGACACCTTGAGGGCCGAAGAGTTCACCAGCAGATCGGACGTGCCGTTGCCCGAGTGCGTGCAGCTCACCCAGTCCGCCAACGCGCACGACGTGAGTGTCCACCCGCCGCCGGTGGTCGAGAACGCCAGCAGCCTCACCGAGCAGTTCGCGAGGTTGATGGTGTTGTTGCTGGTCGCGGTGATGATCGGAAGCGAAGACGTGTCCCACGGAGCCTCGTTGCTCTGCCAGTTCTCGTCGGGCGGGGTGAGCGGGTTGCCGCTCGAATCGCATCCGTGCAGAATCAGCGGGTTCGCGGCGGTCGGCGCGTTTGCGAACGCGCCGCTTGAAAGCTGGCCGGTTGATGCGTGGGTGCCCGGCCCGATATACGCGAGCATCCCGTCGGTCGTGAAGTTGTTTCCGGTGATGACAGTTGACCACGTTGCGCCGCTCACGAGCTGAGCGCGGTTCGCCCACGATGTGCCGTCACCAGCACCAGCGGCGGCCGTCGAGAAGTAGCGGGTCAGCATCGCCATCGGTCATTCACTCCGTGCGCATCGGACGGACACAGAACTTGAGAGCCGTGGTGCCGCGGTCGAGCTGCTCGGGTGCCTGCGACCATTGCAGCATGTCCACAAGGAACTGGCACGCCGTAAGCGCCTCAGCGACGGTGACAGGCCGCACCCCCTCGGACGCACGTCCGTCGATCAGTGTCGCGTTCTGATCGGGCTGTGCCGCGAGCGTCGCCATCAGCTCGAGGTGGGTGGCGAGTGCTGCCTGCCCGCCGTAGAGCACGCTGCGGAGCTTCTCCGCGAGCGGTCGAATGACTTCCTGAATGTGCTGGTTGAGATGGGGCGTATCTCTGGTGTCCATGTGTGTTCCTTAGATCTTGCTCTTGAATCCGATTCCGGTGATGGTCAGCGTGGTCGTCGCGGCCGACGCGTCGTACGCCACCGCCGTATTTGCCGAGAACTTCAGCGGGACGGGAGGGTTGAAGATCACGCCAGAACTTGCAGGAACCGGCACCGTTGCCAGCACCGACCCAGCCGACCCATCGCGGATGTCCACGGTGCAGAACGCCGCGCTGCTGTTGCAGATAATGAGGGACGTGAGGTAGATCCGCACGCCCGCACCGGGGGCCGCGAGCCCACTGGCGAACGCCGTCGAAGCGCCGTCGGTGTTCGTCACCCGCTCCGACACGATGTCCTCAAGATTGCAATGGGGCCTCGTGATCTGCACGCCGTCCACACCCGCATAGAGGTCTGTGCGATCTGCGGACGCGACCAGCGTCACACCAGAAAGCGCCGTCGTCGCCTTCGCCCCGATCTTGTGCGGGTTCCCACTGTCCACTCCGTCATGTGCAACGCCGCCGCCCGTAAGCGTGGTGACGGTCGTCACCGTGGACAGGGTTTGGGTCGCCGCAATCTCCACCGCGCCGATCGTCACACCGCTGTTCGCCGCCAACTTGCCAAACGCTGCGGTACCCGCCGCGAGCACCACCGCTCCGGTGTTGCATGCCGTGATCTTGCCGTCGATCGACGTGAGGGATGTTTCGATACCATCAACGTGACCGATGATCGTGGTCTGGTTCGCGGAGGTCGCCGCTCCCGTCGGCAGGCTGATCGTGCCCGAGATGTTGGTGATGTTCCAAGTACCAGACTGGGTGGCGGAGAGGGTGCCGCTGTCGATGATCTGGTGGCACACCGCCGGATCGCCCGTCGTGCCAGCGCCCGTCACCTTTCGGTAGGACGTTGAGCCAGCGGCGTCTAAGAAACTCTGATAGGCCATCGCTCAACTCCTAATCCATGCACGTCAACAGAGCATGGGAACTGTTCGCCGACACGTTGAACTGCCAGCCGCCCGGCGTACCAGGAGCACCGCCGCCGGTGCTCTCGATAGTAATGGTAGACTGTGCCCCTGCATCCGTGATTGTGATATTGGTTCCAGCCGTCAGTACGCGGGCGTTGACGAGCCGTCCATCGAGCGACACCAGCACATACTCGGCGTCCGTGATGAACTGCGGGTAGTAGCTGCTCATGTACGCACCGCCACCGGAAGCTCCGACCGCTTCGCGTTGATCGCAACATCCACAAGGCACGCGCCGCCCTCTCCCGTCGTCACGTCGAGAGCAATATACCGCCCGATCACGCCGACCAACCCGCTACCGCGCGTCGTGGTGTTCAGCGTGATCGGCGTTCCAAAGTCAGCCCACGGCCCCGCCTGATCGTTGGCGTACCGCACCTTGATAGCCGCTGTTGCAAACGTCCCGCTGATCGGCTGGACGACCACGGAGAACACGTCGGTACCGTCGAGATCCATCATCACGTAGTTACTGCCGGCGTCCTGAAGGATGCCCTCGTAGTACGCCGAACAGCCGGTAAACAGTCGCGTCATACGTCACCCTCCCCCGGTGCCGGTGTTGCCGAAGGACCGCCGCCGCCACCGCTAGTAACCGGCGAGAAGATATCCGGTAGCGGATCACGAACCCGCGGTGGGATGTCGCCGGTCGGTGTCGCGCCGCCGCCGCCGGTCGAGCAGCCGCCGATAGACGGTGGTTCATAGAAGTGCCACCGCACCTCGCCGCCCGTGATCGACCCCGGCACTGCGCACCCTACCAGCGCCTCAGCAGAAATCAACATCGACCCGCCCCACAGACGGACCTGCGGGACTTGGCCGGCGAACGTCACCACCCCGCCGGTCATCATCGCCGCGATGGTGTACCGCACACTATCGGTGGTGTACCCTTGCGTGCCATCGCCGAGCACAATACGCCCCGTCACGCCCACGATCTTGCCTTCGATGTACTGGGGCTTGCTCGTCACAGCGGCACCATCCCCGGCAACGATCGCCAGCCGTCGTCGTCGTTCTCGACCGCCTGAATGTTGACCGCTTGGGGCGGTGTCTCGGGGTTGCGCGGCGCGATCAGATCCAGCGTCGTATACGGCTTGCGGATGTTGAACGCGTCGCCACGCTGGACCGTGTACCGCGGTGCGCACACGTACCCATGCCTGAGCCCGTCGCCAGGATCTGGGATCGGCGAATCAGGAAAGATAATCAGCGTGTCATCGGTGGACGTGACCCACGTTCCATTGTCAAGTTCCCACGAATACGTAATGATAAAACGCGTTTGATCCTTGCTGTCCTGCTGCACGTCGGCACCGAGGAACAGATAATACTTCCCGCGGATCTTGTGTACCTTGTGATCCTGCTCGGCGATCACGTCCAGCGTCGCCGTGTTGGTCGTGGTGTATTCCACACGCAGTGTGCGACGTACGCGTCGCTCGACGACCTTCACGAGCTTCGCATCCCAAACGGTCTTTGTAGCCGTCTGATCGCCCGTCGCCGTCGTGATGTCTACCTGGTAGGCGAAGGGGATGTCTACGGTTTCCTTAGCCTGACCCCACCCGAAGACAGGTTCAGCTGGGAGCGTCTCTGGATCACGCTGGCGACGCCCGCCGCGGAACGTGGTATAGGTCGCCGTCACGATGTAGACGGTGTTGCCGTTCGTTCCCTGCACGTCGATCCTGTCCCACACCAACGCCGGATCTGTCGGGAACACGCGACCGTCCGATAGACCCTCCCACTCCACCCGCGCGGCGTCCTCGGTCTGGGCGTTCAGCACGCGGAATACACGGGTGCCCGCGCGCTGTCCGTCAGCGTCGCGCGAGTACCTGCGGGAGTCGATCATCTCGGAGATTGACATTATCGAGAGTCTCCGGTCTTCTGGATCAGCGTTTCGATCAACGCCCCGATGCGGTTGATGCCAACCTCAAGGCCCGAAGTGTTGAAGAGTCCGTTGATGTCGTTGCGGAGTTGGGCAAACTGCGCCTGTTGCATCCTCATAAGCTCGGCCTGTGTCTCCAGACCACGCCTACGCTTGTCCTCTTCAATGATCCTGTTTGCCTCTATCTCGGCCTGCACCCGCGCCGCAGCCTCGTCCTCCGCCCGATTGCGCGCAAGGTTGATGCGAGCATTTCCCAGCCGCAACTCTTCCTGTGCAGACGCCGCGAGCCTATCTAAGTCTTGTTTCTTTATCATGCCGACCCGCTTCATAGCGAGATCGGTTTCCGTGTCGATCTTCTGGCGAACAGCCTGCGCCGCGGCGTCGTTCGTTGCAAACGCCACGAGATCCTGAATAATGCTTCTCTGGCGGATCTCGGCGTCTAGAGCGTCCTTCTGCGACTGCGCGATGCGGATGATCTCCGCTCTCCGCTTGCCGAGTGCATCGAGATTGTCCTCGATGTCAGTTCTGAAGGCCTGCTCAACCGAACGCATCGACCTCCCAAAGTCTTCGGTAGCAGCCGCAGCGCCCTTGATTCCGTCCCACAGTTGCTTCGCTGCGCCAGCGATGGCGAGCATGCCAACCTTCAACTGGGCAAACTTGATGCCGAGAGTGCTTGCCTCTTTGTTGGTTTCCTTGAGGCCTTCACCTACACCCTTTGCGCCCACCTGCTTGGCCGCGGCCTCGCTCTCCGACTTCATCTCGGCGAGCTTCTTCTTCAACGGGTCAGTGTTGCCGGTGATGTCTACGGCAATCTCGCCCGCGGAGTTTTTGCTAGTCTCTGCCATTGGTTTACGTCGCCGTGATCGCGTCGGCCATGCGGAGCTGACCACTCACGCGGATCGGATTGCCTGGACTCACTTCGATGTTCAGCGAACGCAGGAAGACGGGCACGGTGTAGTAGCGTGACGTGCCGAACGTGTAGTAGACCAGCGACACATCAGGAACGCCGTCGCCGTTGGTATCCCACGACGGCGCGCCCCACGCGGTAGCCGTGCCGGCGGACGTAGCGGGCGCGAGCCTCAACGGGTCGTACGTCGTGCCGACCGTCTCCGTCAACGCACCGGACCCCACGAAGGAATAGGCGAGCACCTGCTTGTCTGCCTTACGGATCGCGTGCCCAAGCTGGCGGGTGTTGATGCTTCCGCCGAGCTTCGTGTCGTCCGTTTCGTTCACAAGGATAAACGCCGCCGCCGCACCAGTGGACGCCGCAGCAGTGGGAAGGCTCACGGCGGTATCGTTGACCGCGTGCGCCGTGTAGGAGCCTGACCACTCAAACAGGCCCGACGGCATGAACCGTTTCGCCGTCGGCGCGGTCGCGTTGAGAGCGGTAATCTCATGCTCCCCGAACTCAACCGACAGACGCCATTCGTTCACCACCTGCACATAGCCGCTGGCGTAGGTGATGAGCCCGCCGTTACCCAGCTTCGGCGCGGTCTTCGGGTAGTACCCGGAGAAGTCAATGGTTCCGGACATGAGCCCGCTCAGTCGCTCGGTCGCCGCGCCGGAGCCACTCAACTCCGAGATGTCGAAGTCGTCGGCCTCGGTGTTGAACGTCACCTCGGTGATCTTCAGCACGTCAAACAGATACTTCACGTCCGTAGACGCGGTGATGCTGTTCACCGTTGCGGACGCGCCTGTAATCGGATAGCCCATGACCTAACCTCCTAGACGTTCGCGGCCTGATTGCCGACGCGCCCGCTGAATGTAACCGTTGCTTGAATCACCGTCGTGGATTCGCTCGGACCGATCGACGAACTCTGAAAGTTCCACTCCGCCGAGTTTGCGCCCTGCACGTTTGTCGAACCGATGGACGGCAGAGATAGTGTATGGTTGTGGAAGCCATACGTCGGCGCATTACGCGATCCGCTCGACAGCATCGCGTCGCCGATCAGCCGATCAATGATCGTTTCCAGTTTGTCGGTGCCCGTCTCGGCCAAACAGAACACGTTGAACGTGAGTTCGGCGGCACACTCGATGCCAGTGAAGTTGTTGTCTTGGTTGCACTCGACGCCGTACACAATGAACGGGTACTGCAGAGATTGAGGATTGCCCATGACGTACGATGCGCCGCCGCTCATGGCGGATGTCCAGTTGCCCGCGGTATAGAGCGTTGAATCCGCCTTGATTCTTGTAAGCACGGCGCGAGCGATGACGGCTGGGTTCATTTCTTCACCACCCGGAACTTGATCCCGCTGAACTGTGACGTACTGATGCTGTTCGTGGCCGCGCGCGCGAAGGCAAGAGGTACCTGCCTATTGGTCTTTGCACGCGCCGCCGCGGGCTCCAGGTACGGGCGCGCTGGCATCTTCACCGCGCGCTTGAGCACGAATACCGGCTGATCTGTGCGGCGAACCTCGCGGCGCTTGCCGGATGAATCGGTGTAGTACGAACCAAACGCCTTTCCGAACAGACCCACAAGGTACACGCGCCCGCTCGGGAGTCGCTTGGTGACGAACGGCATATCCCGAAGGCTCTGCGTTCCCTTCGACTGCGCGAGTCGCTTGGCCGCGTCATTGATCGGAACGGGGAGCATCTTCCCCGACTTCGGACGGATGATGCCGCCGCGTTCGTGGATGCGTGCATACTTGAGATTCGACCCCACGCGGGCGCGAAGCCTGCCAGACATCACGCCCGCTACGTCAACCTGAATCGAGTTGCGCAACTGGTTGCGCTTGATCGCGGGAGGCTGTCCGGGGAGCGACGGCTGGAACTTCCCATTACGCGAGAAGTGTTCCCGCACGTCGTTCTTCACGGCAACCGACATACCAACGATGCCTTGCAGGCACGCCGTATGGATCGCGCGGGTGAGTGGCAGGAGTTTGGACCAGTTCGCTTTCATGTGTCGATGTGGACCGCAAGCTGATACACCGCGCCGTTACTGCAAAGGTTCATAGCCTCGCCGTCCACGATGTAATCGGACCCGTCGATGGTCACCTTAGCAATCTTATTTACCGCCGACGCGATGCTGGTTCCGTCCGTCGCCGTCGGCAACATAAACAGCGTGTAGTACGTCTTCCCCGTCTCGCGCTTGTAAATCATCGCATCTGAACTGCTCGCTGGTTGCAGGCAACATGCAACCGTGTACGTCACCGAGTCTGTCTGATCCCACGATCCCGCCGTCTCCTGTGAGGCAAGCTTCACAGTGATGGTCGCCGCCTGGCGCATAAACCAGTAAGGCAACGGCATCGAGCTTTGCGGGGTGAACGCCATTACAGACCACTCCCCGAGCGGTACGGCGCGAGCAGTTGCGCCTGCGCCTCAGCCGCGGCGTCGGGACTCGTGAACGTCACGGACCAGTTTCCGAGGCTCTGGCTCGCCACGCCCGTGCCGTTACGCACGCCCGCGTACAACCCATCGACCATCTTGCAGAGTGCCATCTCGATATCGTCTGGCGGCGCTGCGTTGACGTACACCACGCGGCACCGCGCGAAGTTCGGACGCCATGACCAGTCAGACAGACTAGACGTGTCCGTGTCGTCATCGAGGAACGTGCGCCCGTTCTGGCCGACGTTGTAGCTCACGACGCCAGTAGAGAGATCGACGTGGTACTCCGTCGTCTCTAGCGCCGTGCCCGTCGTGTTGTCAGAGAGGATCGGCGTGATACTTGTGATACTGGTGACGGGCCACTCCTTCAACTGAAGTTCGCTCGCATCCACGTCGTAATCCTCCGTGCGCGTCGCGGACTCGAACCCGTCCGTGAGACTGCGCCCGCAATACCGACGCATCGCAACGTGTGCGTAGTCGATGAGCTTCTGAAGCCGCGAATCGTCGGCGGTGCCACTGATCCCGGCCCAGACCTTGTACTCCGCCAGCGTGAGGATTGCCACGTTTACACCCCGAGGGTCAAGGGAGAGCCACTCACAACGCACGCCATCAGTTCGATCACCGTCGAGCTTCCGCCCGTGAACGTCGCCGCAGCGGTTTCGGTGAGGGCCACCACCCACTTGCACCCGAGCAAGTCGTAGCCAGCCGATGACACCAGATCCGTGTAGCGGTAGGTGCTGTCGCGGAAGCCGGAATAGGAGAACGTGATCGCGCTCGCGGATGTCGCCGCGGCGTTGTTGTCCAGACGCACCCAAGTCACGGTGCCGTCGTCGAGAAAGACTCCGGTCGTCGGGTTGAGACTTGCATCAGGCCCGTACGCGCCATAGATACGCACCTTCGGGGCGGTGGCCACGTTCGTGATGCCGGGATCATGCCGCGCCCGCAGGAACAGACGTGAGCCCGCTTCGTGGATCTTGGCCGGGTAAACGTACGTGCTCGCGTACGTCGCTGGACGCACCAGAGCACTGGCGCTCTCGGCGGTGTCCGTCAGGTTGCCGTGGATAACGTTCCACCCAGCAACGATGCTGGACGGGTAAACCAGAGAGCCGCTACCGATACTCGACCCAAGCTTGACCGACTGGCCCATATGTCACCTCGTTGTAAGGACTCGGACAAACCCGCGCGACGCATTACACGCCGCGCGAGCGAAAGGACTCAGAGGATCAGATCACCAGCTGCTCACCGAGGCCGCGCTCGGTCGCACTGGTCGGAGAGACTTCGGCGCGGGTGAGGATCGCCACCGCGGAGATCAGCGTCGCCGCCGCGCCGGGGTCGGCCACCAGCTTGAGGTAGCGCTTGCGCTTGCGAAGGTCGATGAAGGCCGCGAACACCTTGCCGTTGTCGGTGGTGCCCACGGGGTCGGTCCACGTACCACCAGTGATCGCGGCGTGGCCGCTACCGGCGGTGTCCGAGTCGGTGAGGCTCAGTTCATCCATCGTCGCGCCGAGCGACCCAGCCTGCACGATGACGGTGCAGTAGTCGTAACCAGCCGTGTCGAGTTCGGTCGTGGTCGCGGCGGTGCCGTTCACGCTGATGGGCGCGAGCAGTGCCGCAAACTTGGCATTCTGAAGATCAATACCAGCCATGTTGAAACTCTCTTTCTGCGGGGAGTACCCCGCGTGTGTTCAGGATTACGACGCGGCGGTGATGAGGCCGACCACGGGGCCGGGCACGCGAGAAGCAGCCGTCGCGCTCGCGTTGCCAACGTCATGCACGGTAACACCGAAGCGGTTCACGCCACGGAAGGCCGTAACGTCAGCCGTGAAGTTGTCGCCGCCGGTGTCCGTCGCGAGCTGCACGCCGCCCGAGACTTCGATCGCCTTCGCGGCGAGGTTGAAGTCGCCGAACAGGGCGTAGACCTGCGAGTTCGCCTCGACTCGGGGCATGACCTGCGCGAAGACGACCGGGTAGCCGAGCAGCATCGGGGTGCGGATGCCATTTGAGAGTTCGGTGTAGGTGACGCCGCCCGCGGCGAGCATCAGGCGTCCAGCCGTCGCCCAGAACGTGGCCTTGTGCATGACCCAGTAGGGGTTGCTCACGTAGGCCGGGCAGTTGCCGACCACAGCCTCGAAGTCGATCAGGGCGGCTTCGGAGTAGGCGTTGCCGCTGCCGACCGTCAGGCCAGCGATGTTCGCGATGGTGCCGGACAGTCCCTTGATCTTGTCGCGGAAGCCGGTATGACCGCCGTAGGTGGAAGTGCCGTCGCCGTTGAACACGGCTTCGTCTTCCTTGTCAGCGAAGGCGTACGCCATCTCGCGGGCCACGAAATCGCCGAACGCGATCGCCGAGTCGTTGAGCAGTTCGTTGCTCACGCGGGTGATCGCGGTCATCTTGTTGGCGGTGATCTGGACGTTGTTGCCCGCGGGGTTGCTCTCGGTGATGTTCGCAGACTCGCCAGGCCAGTAGACCGTGACGCCGCCGGTACGCCGCGGCATGGTTGCGTTATCGCGGGCCGAGGGGAGGACCGACAGAACCTGACGGGCCGCGCCGCGGAGTTCCTTCAGGTCGATGAGGGTCGGCATGAACACTTCGGGGATGGTGAACCCGCCGGAGGTGTTCGTGGTCGTGATGTTAGCCTTGCGGGCGCTGTCTGCGATCTCACGCATCCGCTTGGACGCGCGACCGGGGAGAAGCTCGGTCGCGATCAGCGCACCGAACATCTCGGCCTCTTCGGCGCTGGCGAACGCGGTCTTACCGCGACCTTCCTTCGCCTTGCGGTCGTAGCTCTTGGCGATGCTGTTGCCGATCGTGAACGTACGCGGGGCGTCGTCCTCGACCGTCGCGCCGGCGACAACCGCGGCATTGGCCTTGCGGGCCGCGTCGCGAAGACGGGCGTTCTCGGCCTTGATCGCGTCCACGTCCTCAGACGGGACAACCAACGCGCGCTTCGCGTTCTTCGCGGCGGTGTACGCGGCGTCAAGGTCGATCGCCTTGCCGTCCTCGCCAACCAGATCGAACGACGCGGCAAACGCCTTCACCGCGGCGAGGTCGTCGCTGCCGGTGTAGCCGTTGGCCTTGAGAGTCTTGAGAATACGGTTCCAGTCCATGACACAAACTCCTGTAAAGTTGAGGACACTTCACCGGGACTCTGTGCCGGGTTGCTCAGGCTACATCGCCGGGCACCCGTGGACTTTGCCGCGATATGTTCGTTACCCTATAAAGACAATCTTCTTTCGGGCAACGCTAGATTGTACCGCCTTCGCGCCGTCTGGTGCGATTCCGAACGCCTGGCACTCGCCATTCATCGGAATGGCGGTATATGAGATCTCGATCAGCTTCGACCGCCGCGTGATAATCTCCGCGCCGGGGTACTTCTTTCCTTCATCGGCGGTCGGCTTGCCCTTCTCGATGCGCTGCACCACGACCGAGTATCCGATCTGGTACTGCGTGGCGAGCGCTTCCACCCAATCACGCTTGAGGTTGCCGGGCGCGTTGACCAATACGCTCTGACAGATGATCCCGCGCGGGGTGATCTTGAGGTTGCGGCACTTGCCCACCGCGGAAAGGATGTCGTATTCGTGGTCCACGAACATCGTCCGGTTTTGAGCGAAGTATGACACCGTGTCGATTCCTTCTGGCAGGATTACTTCCTTCTCCAGATCCACGGCGTCAGTCGTGGCGTACCCCTCGATCTGGAATGGTTGACCGTCGGCGGGGCGTGCTGCGTAGGTGTTCGGCTCGGCGTATAGCTTGACGGCGACATCGCCGGCGCCGTACCGCTTGGCCGCACGGTCTCGCAATACGCTCTGGTATTCAGCCCATTTCACGACTGACCCCCTTCGTCGATGTATTCGATCGTGGAACATGAGCAGTTCGGGTGCAGATCGGACGCCGCGTAGACGGGCCGCGTCATGGTGTACGTGCGCCCGTCGGTCCCGGCGATCGTCTCGCCAGCCGCAAAGAACGGCTCGCCGATAGGCACTTTCTTCGCACCGCTCGCCGCCGCTGCACCCTCGCACAGCCCGCAGGGGTTGCCCGAGAGGCTCCATCGCTTCGAGTCGAAGCCCAGTTCTTCGGCCTGTTTCAGTGACCCGTGCTGGTACGCCCGCGCCGTCTCCGTGCGTGCGATCGTCTCGGCACGCGCGAGGCTGACTTCCGGCACCTTGTCCGTAAGCTCCTGCTGGATCTCGTTGATGGTCTTGCCATGCTCCAACCCGGCGTCGATCGTCGTCCGCATCTGGTCGGCCATCGTCTGAGTGACGCCCTTTACCAGATCAAAGTTGTATTGTTTGATGTACTCGCGGGCAGCCTGCGAGGTCAGCGGCGGGGCGTCGATCCCGTGCTCGCTGGCGAATGTCATAGCACCCGACTCAAACGCCGCGGTGACCGCTTGGTTCACGAGCGAGGTAAGCTCGGACGCAGACAGTGCCGAAATGTCGAAAGACCCATCGTGTCCGATTGCACCGATGCCACGCTTCATCGCGTCTTCAGCCCATGCTTGAATAGCACGGACCATCTGCTTCTCGATCGCGTCGTCAGTCGGATCGGCGGCCTTGCACCCGCACGCAGCGAACACGCCCCACCGCGGGATCAGTTCAGCCGCGCCCGCTTTACCGCTACATCCCCGAGCGCCCTTGCTACCCGTTCCGCGGGCGACATTGCCGCGACCTTTGGACTTAGAAGCCGCTCCGTCAGCAGGTTCACCAGATCCGGACTGGCTTCCAGAATCAGTGCTGCCTGCCGGATCTTCCGCGTCTTCTGCTTCCTCAGGATCTTCGGCTTCTGCTGCATCAGGCGTCTCCATCGGTGCGGGTGGGAACGCGGGCGCGTTCACCACACGTCCGAGCGTGTTCTGTTCGTCGTCGAGTGGCTCAAGGCCGATCGCCTCGCGGTATTCGTTGACCATGACCACGCCAGCCGCGAACGCATCCCGCATCCGCGCGGCCTTCGCGTCTACGTCCTCGGTGACGGGGTTGTCATAGGCGAACCACATCTCGCCGGGCTCGATGCCGAACATCGGCAACAGCCACTCGGTCAAGTCGTCGGCGACGCGGCACTGTCTCTCATATACCGCGCGTTGCCACTGAATCCCGCCCTCGGCGGCGTTGGACTGAATCGCGTCGTTCATCTTCCAGATCGGGTCTGGGATGCCCGCGGCGCGGTAGATCGCGGCCTCAGCCTGTTGCAAGCCCGGTAGGTAGTTCATCTCATGTGGCTTGGTGGCAGACTGGATCAACTCAACGTCACGCAGCACCAACGCACGGCCAGCCGAGAGGGGGCCGCCGCGGCCACGCAGCGCCGCCTCGGCCTGCTTGATCTGCGCGTCGTTGTATTCCTTCGGTGCCCTGAGCACCATGCCGTACTGCCCCGAGTTCTTCCAGCGTGCAACCTCAGCCGCTACCGCCGCATCTTCAAGGTCGCCGTACCGCTCGATTGACCCCACCCACGACGTACCCTGCCACGGGGCGTAGGGGTCGATCATCCATTTCGAGACGATCACCTCTTCGACCGGCACCCGCAGCGGTGCCGAGTTCTCGCGCCCGTAGTTGTACGCCGTGACGCCATCGGTGCGGCTCAGCACGGGCCGCGTGTACTGGGGATGCAGGATGTAAAGGCCGGTCGGAGTACCTGATCCAGTCCACAGGTAGGCGTGCCCGCAGATCTCGCGGTACCAATAGATCAGCATCATCACGTCATTCGACGACAGCGAAGGATCTGGATCTCGGATGATGTTGATGACGGGGTGGTCCACCACCTGCTCGATGTCGTCGGCGTCGTCGGCATACTCCATCGCCTTGCGGGAAGGCGAGATGCCCAGCGCGCCAGACCGGAGGAATGACTTGCGGGCCGAGCTGATCCGCTTCGACCCCATGCCAGACCCGGCGCGGTACAGCTTCATCTCACCGCGTGCGGCGGCCCTAGAGATCAAGCTAGCGGCGTTGAAGATCGACCCTGTGATGCCACGCCCGACGCGGACAAGATCGCGAGGGTTGATCGTGTCATACCGCCCGTAATGCTCCTCGCCTGTCCTGATCGTCGCGCCGATGTACGCACGCTCTCCATCGTTCGGCGGTCGGCGTACCGCTTTCCATGCGTCGGCGATGAGGTTCAGGATTCCCATGTGTCAATGACTCCGATGTAACCACCACCACCGCCACAATCCGCCGCCATCACCGCATACCGAAGAGCGTCCATCGCGTGATTGTCCTTGTCCTGCGGTGTGTCTTTCGCTGTGCCGCCCGCCCGCTGCGCCCAGACGTAAGCATCGAACTCTTCCCTCATGCACGTTGGACGCTTAGAGTCCGATAGTCGCCTGTCATATTCTACCAGCGAAGAGGCTAACAAATACATGCCAGGACGACCGTTTGCGCCTACACGCAGCCGCGCGCGTACGGCGTCGATGCCTTGCTCGATTGCTTTCTGTGCTGGCGTGGTGTGTACGCCGTGCCGCGCGAGCGTCTCGCGGTCCTCGCGGTCGTGGTCGGCGACGGTGGCGACGTACTCCTCGCCGCGTGACAGATCGACAATTTGTCTAGCATGGTCCTCGACGATGCGGCCGGACATGTACAGCTCGCGATAGACGTAGAGCGCCTCGCCGCTGTCGGCGATCCACAGGCAAACGAACGGATCGTTATACCCAAAGTCAATCGCGCGGTACTTGCGCCAGTTCTGCCAGCCGTCAGGCATCGCGTCGATGACGTGCAGATCCGGACGCCATTCATGTTCGTAGACTGTTCCGTCTGCCTGCGCCCACTTGCCATCCTTGAGCCTGGCACGGCGAACGCCGCTGAGAGCGTCGAGCGTGGCGAGGTACTCCACCCCCAGCGGCGTCCACGTCGTGCCGTCGTGCAGGCGCGGGTTGTCCTCGTGCCTGCTGTGGATGCGCTGCATCTTTCCCTTGATCGCGCGTTGGTTTAGCCAATGGCTAGGTTGCGCCGGGTTGCAATCGCACATCATCTGCCTGAAGCGTGTGGCGTTATTGGATAGGCGAGTCAATAGCCGTTCGTGGTCGTGCTCGCTCGCTTCGGTCCACTCGAAGGCGAATATCCGATCCCACTCCGTAGACATGATCTTGTCCGTGTGGTCCATGCCGCCGGGGACAATGACGCTGCCATTGGGGAGCCGGTACGCCTCGCGGTGCGTGCGTTTCGCAGAGCCAAGCCACGACGCATTCGCCGGGAGTACGTGGTCCTCGAGCGTTTGCAACACGCTCTCCGACATACTCGCGCGGGTCTTGCGTACCAGCAGGATGCGTGCGCCTGGATACTTGAGGGCGACGGCGTAGGCCTTCTCTAGTAGCGATCGACTCTTCCCGGTTCTCGCCGGCCCTTCGACCAGAACCTCTCGCGCCGTCGAGTCGAACACCTCGCGGGCACCGCCCCTCGCTTCATACTCCAGATCTGGCGTTGCCGTCGTCAATCGCTTATCAACTCCTCGGCCTCTGCCCGCGTCGCCGCGTAGCCGGCATGGATCAGTCGGTCAGTCCCGCGCCTGCGGTACACGCTCCAACGCAAACCGAGAAACGCGAGGTATGCCGACGTGTCGCGGGGCAGTACGATCTTCCCGCCGTCAAGGTGCCCGCCGAAGAGGAGATACGTCCGCTCGTCAGGCCCCGCGGCTTTGCGCGCCTCTTCGGGTTCCATGCCCCTCGCGTAGAACTTGCCTTGCCATTCGATGATTGACCCGTCTTTCACCAGCTCGTCGAGGATTTCGTTTAGTTCGTCGTCGTCGAGTGGCATGGTCCCCCCTCAACTATCCGGAGATTCCGGATGGTTGCTACACCCCGCTCCCGTCCGTCCCGCGGATGAACTTGATCGGCGTTTCGATCCGCTCCGTCGCCTTGCCTTCGTCGAGACGATCGTACTTGTCCTCGGTCATGTCGATATCAATGTTCTGCTTGTTGATCTCGACCACGGCCCGGCACGCGGCGATCGTGGTCCGGTCGTCGCCAGAATCGAGAAGCACGTCCAGACGATCGACGACCTTCTGCCGTAGGTGATCGGGCACGGGCCAGCCGTTACGCACCGCGCGGGCCACCATCTTCGCATCAGCCCTCGCATGGCGCTTCGATGCACAAAGATCGGCGCGCACCGGAGTCTCCCCATTCCCCTCAATCTTGGCCGGGGTGGTAGTGACGGCAGCGGTTTCCGCGCCTAAAGTCACCCCGTCTTCAGTGTATCGGTCGTTCTGCATAAGACGC